TGCTGGTGCTGGTGCCGGTGCTGAGGCTCAGACATTAGAAGACAGTGGAGTTCCATTCTAACATGCCTGAGTATTCGTATAGCTGCGACCCCCAAGAAGGGGGTTGCGGCCATACTTTTTCTGTAATCCAATCTATGTCTGATTACAAGAAGCTGAAGAAGTGCCCTGTGTGCAAAAAGCATAAACTAATAAGGGACTACTCTTTAGACAATGTATCTGGCAGCGTGAAGGGTTCAGGAGGAGCTAAAACAATTGGACATTTGGCTGAGCTCAACTCTAGCCGACTAAGTAGTGACCAAAGAGAGGTCATGAAAAAGAAGCATAATGAGTATAGAGAAAATGCAGATAGCCTTCCCGTTAAAGGCGAGAGACTAAAAAAGAACGCTGAAAAACCTTGGTATAGAAGTGACAATAATGTTGCTGATATGACGCCAACTCAGCAGAAGAACTATGTTAGGACAGGTAAAAAAAATGGCTAGAATAAATAAAAATGATGTAGATAAGGCTATATTCAAGCCTACCAAAGAAGAAAAGAACGAAATTCAAGACAAGGATGAAAGAGGTGTTGTAGCCTATACAGCCCTACTAAAAGAAGTAGAGGAAGACTCTACTGACGCCTATGCAAAACAAGTTCAGGTCAATGACAAAGTCTATTACTATGTAAAACAGGATACCTATGGCCGCCTCTATGACCCTAACGGTATGTATTCTGAGAACAGGCAGCAGAAGCAGCTCAGACATGCGGGTCGTCCAAACTGGGTCTTTAGAGATGTTGAAAAAAAGGTTTACGATTATTACTTAAAGTTTCTTGAAACAAAAAATGGTGCTTGGCTAAGCAATGCCGAGAGGGAGTTGGTTTAATGGCTAAAGGAAGACTTTCAAAACAAGAAAAGTACATCATAGAAGGTATGCTTAAAGATAATTATAGCACATCTGACATAGCAAAGGAACTCGGAAGAACTGAGAAGACAGTTCAGGCCCATGTCGGAAAAACTCAGACCACCATCAAGAAAAAGAAAAAGGCAAAAAAACAAGAGCCTCCAAAGCCAGCTAAGGCAAAGGACTTGATGGTAAATATAACAGCCGCAAAAAAAAGCAAAGGGGTCAGCATAATGACTGAAGCGGCATCTCAAAGAGGCGACCTGAACAGCAATTCAAACACCGTCTCTAGAACAGCAAAGAATGCAATCTACAAGATAAACGACAATGAGTAAAAAATATCCTTCTCGATATTCAAATGGCAAAAAAATTAGTGCCGCTCAATATATAACAGAGTTCATATGCGAAAAGATGGCTCAGAAAAACAAGAAGGAGCTGCCTCAGAAATTCTGGGACTTACCAGAATGGAAGAAGGATTATAAGTCTCAACTTTTTGCGGCCTACGGACTCTTAAAAATATATGATGATGTTGCTATAATAAAAGCCCTTAAGTCTAACAGGGCTTATGGAATATATTCTTTAAGAGCGCCTCACCTAGACGCAATAATAAAAGAAGAGCAGAGAAAGCTTGACATAGAAAGGGCTAAGCCCAAAACCTCAGACATTAAAAGAGCTGACACAAAGTCAAAGCCCAGAGAAGCTAAAGTAAAGAAAACAAATCTTGGTAAATTAAGGGAACTCGATTTTTGAGCAGCACAATAGAAAAAGACATTATTAAACAGTTCGGTTCTGGAATCATGCGTTCTGGTTCTGCTGTTATTGATTCAGAACTTTTGGTTATACCAGTGTCACCTTCTCTAGATGTTGTCCTTGGGGGAGGAATTCCAGAAGGAAGTTTTATAACCTTTACAGGTCAACCAAAGTGCGGAAAGACTACAACATCTCTACACTTCGCAGCAAAATGCCAAAAGAAAGAGTATGGTGGTGAGCTATGCCCAGAAGGTAGACATGTTTACTTCTTCAATATTGAGGGAAGGCTTAAGAAAAGGGACTTAGAAGGAATCCCAGAATTAGACTTAGATAGATTCCATGTAATTGGTTCTGAACCGGGAAGGATTCTTACAGCTGAAAACTTTCTTTCCATAGCAGAAAAAACCATCAATGAAGTTCCGGGTTCTGTTGTAATATTAGATTCATATTCCGCACTTTGCACAGAAGCTGAGATTACATCTTCTATGGACAAAATGCAGAGAGCAGACGGAGCGAAATTATTAGCAAAGTTTTGTAGAAAGATTGCAAATGTCGTTCCTGTGAACAGAAATCTGGTAATAGGAATTACTCACCTGATGGGCAATCCTACTGGCTACGGAGCAGAATTTAAAGAAAAGTCTGGTCAAGCTGTAGCCTATCAGGTTGATGTAAAACTTAGGGCCAAAAGATTTTCTCCTTGGGAAATACAAGACACTCAAATTGGGCAAAAAATAGATTGGCAAATCGTCACATCTGCGTTAGGCCCTCCCGGAGGTAAAATAACAAGTTACCTTAGATATGGAGGAGGAATAGATGAGGAGACAGAACTGGTGATTCTGGGCTCTGACCTAGGCTTGATAAACAAGGCTGGAGCTTGGTTTAAATTTGAGTTTGTAGAAGGGGACGACAAGCCTAAGTTTCAGGGCGCTGAGAAATGCAGAATCGAACTATGTAAAAATCCAGAGACAAAAAAACTACTAATAGAATCCATTAACAACATGTTGGGAATATGAGGAAAGTAATTGACTTAGAGAATATAAGCAGTAATTGGAAAATATCGGGGCACATACCAAACAACAATGATGGCAGAGCTCGCTCAAAATACCATCTAAAAGCGAGAAATCTGCTAAGACAGACTTTTCCCACCTGCCAAATTCTCGAAGAAGTTCCTATTAAGGTACGCAGAGCAGAGACTCTATATCTAGACTTCTTTATTCCTCTGCATGATTTGTGCATAGAGGTGCACGGCGAACAACACTACAGGTTCGTGAAGTTTTACCATAAGACCAAGCTGGGATTTGCCCAAGCAAGAAAAAGAGACAAAAAAAAAGTAGAGTGGTGTGGACTTAATAATATAGGCGTTGTAGAATTACCGTTTAATGAGGACGAAAATGGCTGGAAAAAAAGAATTGAAAACCGCTAAAGAACAGCTTGAGAAATGGGATAAAATTCTAGACGAATACGAGCTCTCTGTAGGTCTCCCTAACTTTATATCCAACTATAGCAACTATGAGGCTACCTCCTACCTTCACATGAATAGGTCTCAAATAGAAAAATTGAGCCCTGAGGATTGTGGAATGGCAGCCTTGATACTGAATGAGCTTTCATTTCACGTACAACGCGCCTATAATAGAGAGATGGCTCGGGTAAACTGGGCCGATGAGAACATCAAAGAGGTCGTAGCGAACGAAGTGGGAAATTACAAGGGGTATTCTTATCAGGAAAGATTGTATCAGGCTGTAAAGAACAACGAGCACGCCAGAACTCTTTCAAGAATTAAAAAGTACGCAAAACAAAGAGCCGATAGGCTCGGCTTCCTTTCCTCAAACATGGGCAAGAGGGCCGATATATTTCTATCCGTACAAAGGTCTAAGAGGTATACAAATGTTGGATAAAGAAACACAAGAAGCGCTTGAAAGCTTAGATGAAAACGATGCTTTTAAGGTTAGCAAGATGATTCAGAAGTTGGCTGGCAAAAAAAATAAGTCAAGAGCAAGGTCTAGTTCAGATGACTTTGTTCATAAAATAGAAAGAAACAAAACTGGTCAGAGCACAGGCTCTTCAAAGAAAACTGAAAAGAGAGAAAACCTCTTTGAATCAATGCCAGAACGACATGAGCACAAAGCTGACTCAGAAATAGATAAAAGACTTGCTGTCCTACCCCCAACAACAAGAGACAGAGGAGATGGAACAGTACAAGTAACATGCGACTCTTGTAACAGACAGAGCAACGTCTCTTCCATTCTGGTTTCAGACTCAGGTCGCTATATTTGCAATGGTTGTCAAACAAGAGGGGCTAGAGGCTAATGGCAGAAAACTTACTTTCAGACCCCTCGGCAGAAAGGGCAGTTCTCTCGGGTGTCTTTAACTTTGGTAATGATGCTTACTTTGATGTGTCAGATATCATAACAGAGAAAACATTTACTATCGGGTCAAATGCCGTTATATATAAATGTCTTAAGCACCTACTAGAGTCAGACGTAAAGTCTATAGACATACCAAGTATTTGGTCTGCGGCATCGGAACTTAATCTTAACCATGTCTTTGACAATAGAGATGAAGTAAAACACCTAACAGCCGTCACTAAGTTTCCGGTTCAGGTTGAAAACGTAAGAAGGTTTGCTGCCAAGATTAGAAAGCTTGAAATAGCAAGGCTGCTCGAAGCACAGCTAGAAGGAGCAAAAGAAAAGCTAGTAAAAATTAATGGCGACGAAAGCATATCTAGTATATTTGGTATAGCTGAAGACGCTATTTTTGATTTTAGCTCATTACTGGGAGACGGCAATGACACCCCAGAACTTCTGGGTTCTGGTATTGAGGAATACGTAAAATACTTAGAAGAAAACCCATGTCAAACGATGGGGATATCCACTGGCTATCCCGTTTACGACCAAGCAATTGGAGGGGGTTTGCGAAGGGGTACTGTCAATATAATCGGAGCGAGACCCAAGGTCGGAAAAACTTTGTTATCCGATAATATTGGTATGCACATTGCCTCTGAGCTAAATATTCCTGTCCTTAACCTTGACACAGAAATGACTGCAGATGACCATAAACATAGGTCTCTTGCCATGCTCAGTGAGGTTGCAATTAACGATATTGAAACCGGAACCTTTGGCAACAACCCAGACAAGAAAGATAAAGTTTACAAAGCCGCCGAAAAAATAAAAGACATGCCTTATTATCATAGGTCGATTGGGGGAATGGCTTTTGAAGAACAGCTATCTGTAGTAAGAAGATGGTTGGCCAAAGAAGTAGGTATTAATGATGACGGCACAGCTAAAGAATGCGTGATTATTTACGACTATCTGAAACTTATGACTTCTGATTCTATATCTAACAGCTTGGCAGAATTCCAAGTTCTTGGATTTATGATGACGGGGCTACATAATTTTGCATTGAAATATAAGGTGCCGGTTCTTTCTTTTATACAGCTTAATAGAGACGGTATAAACAGAGAGTCAACGGACGCAGCCAGCGGCTCTGATAGAATTGTATGGCTATGTAGTAACTTTACAATTTTCAAGAGAAAATCTGATGAAGAAATAGCTGAAGACGGCATGGGTAATGGTAACCGAAAGTTGGTTCCTATCGTTTCTAGGCACGGAGGGGGTTTAGATGACGGAGACTACATAAACATGCATATGAAAGGTTATTGTGGTAAAATTGAAGAGGGCAGAACTGCCTTCGAGTTGAGAGATAACAGAGAAGAAAGCGATGAAGGTTTTGTAGTTGAAGATGAAAACGATGAAGTCCCATTCACCTGATAGGTTTGCACAAGAAAAGATTGTGCAGATTGAAAATATTGTACTTGAAGATGTCGAATCTCTCCTAGAATCTCTTGGGGTAGAGGAATATCAATCTAGGTACGGTCGTATTGACATGAGCTGCCCAGTTCACGGTGGAGATAATAACACAGCTGTCAACCTATACTTGACTGGTCACACTAGGGCTGGCCACTGGGTTTGCAACACACACCAGTGTCAAAAGTTCTTTAAGCCCACCCTAACGGGCTTGGTGAGAGGGATACTATCTCGCAACAAACATGGTTGGGAGTGTCCAGAGGACAAGTGTGCGGGCTTTCAGGAGACAGTAAACTATTTGTTAGCATTTTCCAATCAGGAGTACGATAAGCTTGAAATAGATTATCAGTCAATAGAAAAAAGGAAGTTTCAATCTAGAATTAATGTTGCCTTCTCTGAAAAAAGAAGAGAAAAGAGAGGAAAGGTAATACCAAGAGAAAAGGTAAGAGAAGCCCTGTCTATACCAGCCAAATATTACATTGACAGAGGTTACAGCGCAGAGATATTAGACAGGTACGATGTAGGCTTATCAACAAAGAAAGGCTCTAAAGCATTTAACAGAGTAGTTGTTCCTATATATGACGATGAATATATGCATATGGTAGGATTCTCTGCCAGAACAACAGATGATGATATTAAGCCTAAATGGGTTCATAGCGAAAATTTTGATGCGGGTAAATACCTGTATAACTACTGGAATGCCAAAAAGGAAATATCAAAGACTGGAATAGCAATTTTAGTCGAGGGGCCGGGAGATGTATGGAAGCTAGAAGAATCAGGAGTCAAAAATTCTGTTGCTATGTTCGGGACGTATTTAAGCGAAGGCCAGAAAGATTTGCTCGATATGGTCGGCGCTATGTCCTTGGTTGTGTTGACAGATAACGACAAGGCGGGTAGAATAGGTGCGGAGAGCATACTTAAGCAATGCTCTAAGACTTATAGGCTTTATTTTCCAAATATTAAAGATAATGACGTTGGAGATATGACTCCTGATAGCATAACGTCAGAGATACTGCCAATTATTCAGTCGGCAGAGAAAAGTTTGAGGTTTTAAGGTGTCACAAAAAATTATAGGTTTCTCGGGAAGAAAACAGAGTGGAAAAAATACATGTGCAAATGTTATCATTGGCTGGGAGATGCTCTCCTTAGGGATAGCTAGGAATTTTAAGATAACTGATTCTGGTCAAATTTGGGTTTCAGACATACTTGGCGAAGAAGTAAATGC